TTGCGCAGTCTATCTGCATGTCGAGTTTCTATGATGTCATATGTGGTAATTGGAGCATCACGGACCTCTACGCCGTTGGCGAAAGTGATGTCTGTGAGTGCAAGTGTGAGACCACCACTAGCAGTTCCGATCTCTAGGACACGAGCGATATTCTCTTGTGCGAACAGTTTCTCGAATGCAGCGTAGAAGTTCTTGTTCTGTTGTGTGAAGATACCGTTGTAAACACCACCACCCCACTGATGGTTCCAGTTGGGAAACTCTGACTCATATGCCTCTTTGGGAACTTGAAACGCCATCAAAATCCACCATATGACCAGTGGACGGTCGAGTAACGAATACCACCAGTAATATCGTCCACTTGGTGCTTCACATAAGAAGGAAACACCAGTAGGTCTCCCTGATCAAAGTCGAATGACATGCGCTGCTCGTCAACGAACAGTGCTAATTTACCACCTTCGAATGTCTGCCTATCAGATAGCAGCACGATTCCAGTGATTTTTCTGATTGGTCGTGACACGTGGTTTGTGTAGTTTGTTGGGAAGATAATGTCTGAGTGCATCTTAAATTTGCCACCATCACGATACCGAATGAAGTTGTTCTCGCTGCAGTGTTCAAAGACATTAATGTTCCACATCTCATCATTGAGTTGTGCCATTGCTTGTTTAACCTTCAAGCAATATGGATTGGTTGGATTGATTGTGCACTGCTCTGAGGTGCGTGCCTCGCTGATCCCAGAGTTGTATCCACCAGTCGTCTGACTGTTTACGAGAGGTTTCTCAAGTTGTTCCTTAATAAACTCTTCTGCTTCTTGCTTCATAAAACCACGCCAGATAAAGGCAGGACCAATTTTCACAAACGACATCAGTAATATATTCCCTTATATTTTTCTGCTGGAACCTGTCCTCTACGACGACGATCATTCACATCATCTTCTAGGACATCCAGTGTGTATTGAGTGATAGACTCTGCCCACTTATGTTTATCCGCCATAGCAGCAGTCAAAATGTTTTTAGAGATAACTTGGAGCAAAGAACCGATGGCAATTAGATCTTGCGGATCATCACAATACTGGATTGTTTCGCAGACAAATTCATCAATCTCTTCAATCATAACATGCAGTTTCTGTCTCTTCTCAGAAACAGTCAATTTTCGATACTGTCGAAATGGTATATCTTCTTCGCTCATGCATTTATTTATTACCCTTCGAGACGACTCAATCAGTCCCATAGTCCTTGATAATATTTGCCGAACAATATTGTTCCACGTTGAATGCGTTCTGAGTGTTTGACATGACCATCTTTGTCATACAGATATGGTTTCACAGAGTAATCGAAAAACTGAGATTCATGATCGTCGTCAACGATCTGTTCAAACGCCCAGATCATCTCATCCATCACCCACTCCCACCGCTTATGGTGGTTGTCATCAAGATCCCATTCATTCTCCTTTGCTGGTGCAGAGGTAGAGCTAAGTTCTTCGGGTACATCTGCATCATCTACGAAAGGAGAACCATGCTTGGTTTCTTTGAGTTGCTTTAGCATTGGCACAATGATCAGACCAAGAGTGTGGTCCATACTCCATGTGTCATATGGGTCGATGCGAATCTTGACCTTCCTCTTATGGAAAAACCATTGTGCTATTCTGGCAATTGGTGTGTATTTGTCCAACCTCTCACCAAATGCGAAAACCGCATCATCGTCCTTGGGTTTCCAGAACAGAATCTTTTCTGCGATCTGGTATGGACCGAACCAACGTGGATATGGTGCAATATTAATCTTCACGGGAATTCCTACAAAGTTCAGTTAGATATGCATCTTGTCCCCAATCAAGGGGAATATCCACATCATCGAGTGATTGCACGATCTTGGTGATACCATATACTGCCAGTGCTGCGATACCGAACACTGCTACATACGGAATCGCTTCGATCATCTTGCCTTTAATGTCATCCGTCTTCATTGCCAAACACCTCTTCAATTTGCTCTGGTGTACCAAACCACTTGATCAACTGATCAGCAGAATCAATATGCTTCTGAATTTCGGCATCATCTGCTTCTTGATCGCCCCAGACAAACACATGATTGTTTGCGCCGAGATCATTCAGAAATGTCTGACGAGTTCTGATAAGTTCTTCTACGACCAGTTTATCAAACTGGTCAATATCAAGTTCTACTGAAATTTTAGTCATTTTCATTCACCTTCTTATATCGATTAAAAGATCCATCCGCCTCGACTACCATAATCTCGTCGAGATTTTGTGCCATCACACGCTGCTCACCTTCTGCGGCAAGGTATTCATGTTCACGCAATTTACGCATCACCGCATTGGCGATACCATATCTATTCCGACCAGTGTCCGCTGCATCCTGCGCTGCTTGCGCACATGCTTCATAAACAGCATCGGGAAGACTCCAAGAGTGATCCATCGCATTGCTAAAATCACCCACACGACGGAGGTATTCCTGTCCGCCATCAACTGCAACTGCACCACATGTGCAATTCACAAAGTCATGGCGATGCTTGGAGACAATGAAGTCACCGCAAGCAAGACATGTTACGGCATTTTGAATAATCACGGGAACATTTCCTTATCATTTAGCATTTCGTCACGCTCTTCAGCAGTAACTTTATTAGTAACTATACCATATATCGTTACAGAAATCAATAGAATTACCAAAATAAAAAGAATATTATTACTGTCCATAGTTAATCACATTCACGAAATCAAGTTTCTGGTCTTCATCCCAGTCTTTAAGATAGACATTATCTTCGTCGAACATACGAAGATACTCTGCCTGATCAATCTCACGTGTAGATGAAATCATCTCGTCGAGATGGAGTTGCGAGAACTCCTTAAAGTCATCGCCAACACTCATGGTGACTTCATCCCTTGCATGCGATTCATTCTCTGCCTCGACGACATAACGCATGCGGAATACACTCACAGTTTCTACAAGATATTTTGGCATTAGATCAACTTTCCATCATATGTGCGCAACCATGGTTGCCCAGCGTTTTCATCAATTTCTCGTTCTGTTTCATACAACAGAACACCTGCTTCTTGGAACATAATGCGAGTGATATCCCAGTTGAATGTATCCTCACGATTGCTCTTGTAGGAGATTACCTTCGCAATACCATGTTGTATAATTGACTTGGCACACTCGTTACAAGGAAGTAACGGTACATACATTGTGCATCCTTCAACGCTGAGGGGAGCATTGTCGAGCGCATTTCTTTCAGCATGGCATACGAATAGATGTTTAGTAGAGCGATCATTGTAACGTTCTTCCTTGTCAGCAACTCCTCGCGGGAAACCATTGTATCCCATCGAAACCACACGCTTGTGGTCATCTACAATTACAGCACCCACTTGCGTACGAGGGTCTTGAGACCACTCAGCAATGTGCTCTGCTAGGTCTAGGAACCGTTGCGACCACTTACTCATGGCAGTTCGGCGATGATGTCACCGATGGGATCATCTTCCTCGATCGTATCATAGGGAATGCCTTCGTCCTGCTTCACACCATTGTAGTGGTCGTCAGACACACACCATGCCTGAACCTTAGCGAAAGTGTTGACCTGCATTAATGTCTCTTTACCTGCAGCGACTACACACGAACCAAATGATTGATGTTGCGATTCAATCTTATCGACAAACGTACCATCATTTGCATAAATCATAAAAATCAACCAAAACTTCATTTCACAACTCCATACAGAAGGATAGCGGTAATGAACCCATTAACCACCATCAGAGGTTTATCTTTCATCTCGTAGGCAGCAATGCCCCAGACGCCAGCACCGATAATCGACAGGATAAGGTCCACCGTGTGGAACTCAAATGCACGACATGTCGCAGCGACGATGACACACGCAGTGCCACCCCACTTCATAATTTCCAGAAGGTTATTTTTTGCGCTATCTTCAATCATTGCTCTTATCCTCAATAAATGTCATAGCAACACCCGTCACCATCAGAACCAGACCAACGACCATCTGAAAGATCGTAAGGAGGAAACTGGGAGGGTCACCAGCAACGCAGTCAGCGGCAGCACGACACTCTTCATAGAAGTCTTGCGAACCTGCCGCACCAGCGACGAGAAACAACCCACCAACGACCAAAACATATTTCATCATAAAACTTCCTTTTCAAATTATATACACAGTATACCCTAAAACGGAGATAAAGTCAAGCTTTAATTTCATGAAATCCAAGGGGAGCACAATAGTATAGAGTTCCATCAACCTCGAGGATGTCACCAACCGACATAGAGGAGCAGGGAGCGAGTTTGAAAATATCTTCGAAGTATATGCTTTCTTCCCAGAGATTCATTGCTTGGAACGCTTCTTCCATATCTTCAACATCAACGTTAGCAACGTGGGTGTAATACTGGAAGTTCTCAGCTTTAAATTTGCCTTCGAAACTACGATCGAAGTACGCTTTGATGCGGTCGCTAGTTTCGCCGTTATTTACAGCGGCGATTTCAGCGTCGGTCAGTTGGATTTGGTAAACTTTAATCATTTTCACATTTCCTTTTCTCATCTTATATTTCATTCTACCCTAAAAATGAGAAAAAGTCAAGCCCCTAAATTAAAATAATTCATCTGTAAGGTTGATTAATTTGGGGTAGAATGTCGCAAAGACTTCCTTTACCTCATCGGCATTTACGATTTGCTCATAGGGATCGAGAGACAACTGTTTTTCCTTGAAGATACCAAACGCCAACTCTTTCTCAGAGGCAGGGAGATGTTCTGCCATTGAAGTCAGAGAATCATACTTAACAGTCTCATACGATATTAATTGGTCCATAACCCTTTTGTTTTGTTCTTCTAGTAGGTAACGTGCGATGATGAGTGATTTAAGTTCTTCGGTGTCAATATGTAATGTCATTGTATTTTTTTCGCGATTGAAGATAAAACTTTTCTTTGCGAACATATAACTTATCAATTTGTGCTCGAAACTACGATTGACATAGATGAAATGAAACCCAAGATCAATCAGATATTGTAACCCCTGTTTGAACCCTATGCTTGATATTCTGTCATCTAGAAAGGCAACACATGTCATTGCTTGCTCTTGTCCTGCTTTAGCAATTAAATCAAGTCTTTGCATATTTAAAGAATTCAGTTCGCGTTGCCACATCCCACGAGAGATCTTACTTGCCTCTTCAAAATACAGTTTACCATCTCGCAATGTAAGTGTGTTGAAGAACGATGCTTGCGCCGTAAATATCTCTTGCAATGAAACAACATGATCAAACTTTTTGCTTAGAGAATAATTGACAAAAGATTCAGTCAATTGAGTTCCAGATCTAGGAACACCTAGAATGGCATATCTATTGTGTGTTAGATTCCATGGTAAAGATTCTTGTATCATGATTAGTAAACTCTCATTTTTCTAATTAGTTGGTTCATTGTATTTTTGGTTGCGCATACATTTAACACCAGCATGGTGCATCCATCAACATATGAAAATAGCGAGTGTGCCTTGGTCGTATTCATGAAATATACGATACCTTCTCTTAGTTGCACAACCTTACCATCATAAATCCAAGACATACTTGATGAGTGAAAATTATAGAACGGCACGATGATCCTAAGCATATTATTGGGTAAACTGAATTCGTGATCTCTGTGTGGTGGAAAGAATCCACCTTTGTCTAATCTTAGGAAATGCGATCGTGCAAGATCGTCACCAAAGAAATCAAAGAGTTCTGAGACTTCTGGTATTTCATATGAAAGTGGAGTTCTGACTTTAAAATCCTTATCACGATAGCGTTCTTTTGTTTCCTTGTAGTGTTCTATCAGACTTTCTAAATCAGGAACACCAGAGTATCCACCATCCAAACTGGTCATGGATAATCCATATCGATTATATCCATCTTTATACGAATTATACTGCCTCCACCCTGGATGGTTGAGAATAAGATCTTTGTATGCTTCCACATTGAACCGTGTAAACTCTAGTTCCATCAGATCCCCATATGAGACGACAAATTCAGTGAGCGGATTAAAGGTTATATTTTCCATCAATTGGTTCCTGGATCAATTTTACCAAGTTGGTCAAATGCCCATTGTCGTTCATGACAATGATAGCACTTATTGCATCGACCTGCATTTAATTGTGTGCAGGTGTGCGATAACTCCAACAGTCGTTCTGTGTTAAACATAAAATGTAAATCTATTGTGTGAGATTTATACAGATCGTTAAATGGCAAACTTATAATCTCTGGATATGGATTTTCTGCTACCCGAAATGGATTGGCTGCATAATCCATTTCAAACGGCCAAGGTTGTGGTACTGCTCTCTGGTCCGCTAGGAAAACATGTAGGTCTTTGAGCGTAGGATCGTATTTGACGAAAACTGCTCGAACGCTTTCACTAATTTGCTTAGAGTGGTGTAAATCTTGCACATTTTCTGCGCCGAAGATTATTGGTTGTGGTAGATTAATGTCCAGTTTCTCATTTATCCAATTTACGATACCTGCACTGTGTAGTTCTGCACCATCTGTTTTCGGGACAGTAAAAACATATTTAATCTCGTCTGTAGATCTTCCAGTTTGCATCAACTCAAGACACATCAGATACAGCAATATTGCACTGTCGGCACCACTGCTCAGCATTATGCCAATGCTTTTGTTCTCGGGGATCTTTAATTCAAACGAATCTATATTGTCATCTGTTCCACATGTAATTATCATGTATTGCTCCAATTAAGTTTTTGTTCTTTACAATTCTTTATACCAATTGTGTGCATCAGTGTTTATCATGCCCAATAGTTCTTCAAACGATCTGCCACTGACGAGATATTTGTCTCTCTTTTCAACGCTTTTCTTTAGTGCTGAAATTCGAGCAGTGTCATCAAACAATGACTGAAACTCGTTGCGTTGGTCAATGTAGGTTTTAAGTATAGCAATAGTATTATCTTTGTTCCGAAGATTTGACTTTTCAAACCTCATTATAGCATGGGCAATCGTTTTGTCAACGATTTCTTTAGGAAACAACCTGATATCTAAGAACCCATGATCGTACTGGAACACATCCATCTTGTTTGTCAGGAAACGATAGTTGAACAACTCAGGATCATATGGTTCATAAAAATCAAACCATCTATCGATGTCAAAAATAACGGGAGTAGTCATTACAGTAGACATACCAAACTGGTTGTTTGCATTCAGTTTATCGTGGTACCGTTTCCAATTGTCAGACACCGACTCCCATTTGGCTCCGTCTCGCAAGAATTCATACGTCTCGTGTGTTCCATCCATACTAGCGAAGATTTTTGGTTGATAGAACTCTAGCATCGACGGAATATCTTGGTTCTTCCAATGAACCCTAGTGAGATTGGTATTGTAGTGAACGTCGATTGACTTGATGTAATCAGGATCTACCTGTTGAATCTTGCTCATTTCTTCAACAACTGCCCAATGCACAGGGGACATCATTGGTTCGCCACCTGCCCAATATATTTTCTTACAAGTCCGATTGCGCAGTGAATCTAGAATCTCGTTCTTCATTGTTTCTTCGTATGCAGGATCAACTCTAAATGGGTCAGTTTTCCCGTGCAATTCTTTAGCAAGGGCAATGTGCTGCGAACTATAATCGGGCATGCAACTCATGCATTGTAAATTACAATGAATGGTTCTATAATCAAAATAGATTGGATCTTCGTTGACCACAGGAGAGAATGTTCTCACAGTCTCTTCCGACATTAGATCAAAAGAATCTTGTCTCCAAGACCTAATTCCAGCGCCTTCGTTTAGGTAGCAGATAGCACAGTGTTCAACCCTTTCGCCTGCAAGCATCTTGCGCCGTACTTCTTGTATCTGCTCACTGTTCCACCAATCCTTGGTAGATACCTTTTCAGAGTTAGAAAGATCTGCAGACACACAACATAACTTTCTGACATACTTTGGACCAATGTAACTATGTGTGAACGGGTAAGAGCAAATCGTATTATTCGACATAATCGAGTTTCTTTTGTTTAAATACCCACTGTAGTGTTTTTCCGAACCAGTCATGCGGATGAAGAACTAATCTGTTTGCATTATCATGATGATTCCTATGCCACCCTTCACCACCAGACACAACCCCAACAAAATAGTTGTTTACTGGTCCACCTTCGCGATGATTAATCGCAACGATATATGATTCTGTTAATCTTGTCAAACCACAAGGAACTAACCAAAAATACACCACAGAAAATGGATCAATTAAAGCAAGAGCAAGAACAGTTGACAATAAAATCAACCAGTAGTTATTGTATTGCCATAGATACACATCATCTTTAATTACACGCCTACTATGTATTGGTTTTATTTCCTTGGTGAGATAATGAATATTCAAGAATGCATTCCAAAATCCCTTGTGGACTGGAGAATGTGGATCGTTTTCGGTATCGGAGTATGCATGGTGCGCTGTATGCTGTGAAGCCCAATTAATTGCTGGACTTTGTGCACTCATGGTCCCACACACAATAGAAAAATATTTAAACCACTTTGGTGGAGAATATTGACGATGAGATGCCAACTTATGATACCCTGCAATAACACCAATATTATGCCAAAGAAAATACCCAACAGCACACATAATCAGTTGGAATATAGTGAATTGCCAGATAAAAACTGGAATAGATAACATCGCAATGATATTGATCCAGTGATTAATTCCTGCATGAAATTTCGAATTTTGATTAAACCCAAACACTGGTTATTCCCATCTAATAGAATCTAGAGTTTGTAAAAACGACTCTCGGTGTTCTTCATTCCAAATCATATATGTTATCCACTGCTTTACGCCACGAATGCAAAACGGTCCAGTAGATTGGAGTCCTGGATGTATTCTTCTTCCTGGTTTGGCAAAATGTTTACCATTTTCCATAAAATATCCAGGATTATTTTTAGGATCATTTATTGCAACATATCTCAGGTGATATCTAAAATTGTATTCGTTTACCGAAGTGAATATTCCAAACCTACCATTTTCCATACTAGTATCTAAAGCCAAATCGAAAATCGCACCCTGCACTCGAGGTAAGGTAACTCCAGGAATAGTATACATTCGAGAATTTGCTTGAGTCATTTTTTCATCTATATCAGAAACAGAGAAACCATTGCCAATTACAATCTTATCGTCTTTCTTATATATTACGTAACCATTACCTTTGCCATCATACCGCTTTTCTTTATAGAGTAAATATAAAAATGATGCAGGATTTTCCTCCCATCCAACAGGACTCATGTTTTGTGCTCCTGGACGTGGATCCCCCATGGATGCTTCACAAAATGGAAGAATCTTTTCTATTGGATAGGTGCTATCAATTTTCTCTAAATCAATCATGGCATTATATTCAGACGCTTTCTTGCGCTTTCTAGATCTTCGCTGAACATGTTATCATAATTCTCTGCCAATAAGAACTTAGCATTTTTACCTCGTAAATATGCACGTCTAACCATAGAGATGATTTCAGGTTTGTAAATGCCATACTTGATCATAACAAGCAAACATATCATCATCCAACCAAGAGATTTCGTTTGTGCAAACGAAAATGCCGCTAGACACATTTCACCAATTTCAGTTGTAGGATAACCTGTCAACGTGTGCCAAGTGTCGTGTGTGTCGCGGTATCTGCGTGCCATCCAATTATACGGATGTTTCGCCTCGATCCATTTGTTGTTACTAGATTTTCTTCTACTAATTTTTAGTAGGAATTGCTGGTTTGGAAATAACTTATGGCATTCTCTACCAACAGAACCTTCTGGTCTTTCATAAAGTGTCGAGAAGTAATCTGAAACCTCTTCAGAGTTGTATGCTACCTCACCACCAGATTCAGTTTCTAATAACTTGTTGAAACTCCACCGCAATGATGGTGGATTTAATGCATGTAGAATCTCAAATATGAAGATCGTATTTGATACATTTTTGCGCAATTTCTTAAATGCTTTATATGCACGAAGATAGTCAATTTTATATTCTAGATTCATTCACAATAACCTTCAATTCGCGAAGAACCTTTTTTATTTCATTCAAATTGCTTAAAAATGCATGGAAATTACCAGTATCTTCCAAGTCATAGACATATAAATGCAAATGCTCATCGGTAAGAAGATAGTTTATATCTGGATTATAGTATAATTTATATGATGCAACTACGTCTTCTGAACCAATAAAAGTTTCATCGAAATTAAAATTATCGACGGTCTTTTTAGAATAGAGTATCATTCTATTATATTGCAGATTTGCTGCTAAGAATTTGCCAAGTTCGATTAGACGCAATCCATGCACACCTGTAATCTGTGCAAATTTGTAAATATCTGTACTTTTCATCAGATCTGTGGCAGTTGTCACTCCTCCATTATATGTCATGAAATTATTTGTTAATCCAATCACGTCAACATCTGGATTTTGTTGAACGATTGTAGCAATCTTAGATAATGCATCAGGAGTGAGATAATCATCTGCATCAACTTGCATGTAATAGTCATGCGAACGAGATCGGAAAATCTCTAGAACAGAATTCTTCCCTTTCGCTGGTGTCCCGTTAGAGTCAGTTACCAGAAACTCCAGATTATATGCCTCAGCAACTATCCTCGCTTGCTCTACAAATGAAAAATCGAGAGTGTTGCATACCACAATGACCTTATCAGTCTGTGATAGAACACTCTCGATACACCGTTTTAATTTTTCAACATCCCTTGACGTAAGGACTGCAACTAATAGATTCATCCCACCAGTGAACCTCCTGCCTTCTTTTTTGCCTTGGCAACTGCTGCTTGGGTTTTGATTGTCTTATTGTCCTTTTTGCCATAGTCTTGGGCAAGAGGGCTGTTGGGATTTGCGTCTGAGATTTTCGACATCACTTCCTTGAAGTGGTCTGGTGGTCTGACACCATCACCTACGCCACCGATAATATTCGGTGCAGAAATACCTTGAATAAGATGTGGGTTTTCTTGTAGAAACTCCTGTAATGCATCATATGAACCCCAGAAATCCTCCATGGGTTCACGAGTCTCGGCATCTAGAACAGTATAAATCGGCATTGTTTTTATAATCTCTAATAAAGTATCAAAATGGCGAAGGTGCACGGTACTGCCCCGTATTCTTCAGTTTTGGAGACTGACACATCACTTTAATGCTTCACCGACCCTACTACTTATAATGGTCGGAGATACAGGATTCGAACCTGTGACCCCCTGCTCCCAAAGCAGGTGCGCTACCAGGCTGCGCTAATCTCCGATAATGGAGCGGGTGGTCGGGATCGAACCGACGACCAACAGTTTGGAAAACTGTGACTCTACCACTGAGTTACACCCGCATTAAACTTATTTATGGTGGGAAGGTGAGGTATCGATCCTCCCCCGAAAACGGATGAGATTTACAGTCTCACTGCCAGAGCCACTGACTTTACCTTCCCTTAAATGGTACGCCTAGAGGGACTCGAACCCCCACGCTTTCGCACTGGTACCTAAAACCAGCGTGTCTACCAATTCCACCATAGGCGCATAAAAGAGTGACCACCTAAGTGTGCCTTGATTGCTTACTTCGCGACGTTGCAATCTTCCCAGATAAACAATACGGTTGCAACCGTGTTTTCTATCCCTTCACGGGTTCAGCATAGGTGGTCTATATTGGTGGAGAATAACGGGATCGAACCGTTCACCTTCTGCGTGCAAGGCAGACGCTCTACCGAATGAGCTAATTCCCCAAACTTTTAAATACTTGGTTTATCTCGATTTTCATTCATTTGCTTGATCATCGCGATTCGTTCTTTTTCACGATCTGCCGCTGTCAATACTAGATTCTTGTTGTCATAATATTCAGACAATTCAGTGGCAGTCAATTTAGACTGAAGATCTTTCACAATAAAATTATGTCGCTTAGTCTCAGAACTCTCAGGACTATACATCTTAAGAGATACCAACCTATTCTCTGCAAAACGGAGATTATCAAACTTACTAAACGGAGTCGAAATATTAGTCATACTATATCCTTGTTACAAAACTATAAACTGGCTCCACGACTTGGACTCGAACCAAGGACATTCTGATTAACAGTCAGACGCTCTACCAACTGAGCTATCGCGGAATGGTGCCCCCAGCAGGATTCGAACCCACGACCTGATGATTACAAATCAACTGCTCTACCAACTGAGCTATAAGGGCGAAAACTTATTTATTCTTCCAACCACTTCTTGATAGAACCAAACTTGAGATCGAGACGATACTCAAGAGATTCCCAACCATAGAAGCGCATTTCTTCATCATTAATGCCTTCTGCCTCAGCGATAATGGCGACTGCTGCCGCATTATCAAAGCAGTTCTTGACCAAACCCATGATACCGTCCACACGGCAAACGAACTCGGCGAAGTTACGATCCTGAGCGATCTTTTCTTCGTCCTGCTGTTCGCCAAGACGGACTACCAGACGCTCATATTCAGCGTCGAAGTCTTCGAGAGACTCGAAGGTAACGCCACGAGGGCGAAACCCGTACACATCCTTATGAAGGTCGGAGAAAACCGAACCATCATGAGTTTTAGGAAACTGGGCATCAATATCAGAAAGAGTAAACATAATCAAAGTTCCTTTTCACATCTTATATTCCAATATACCCTATAATGTGATAAAAGTCAAGCCCTAATTTTAGATTATTTGAAAAAAATGGTGGGCACGGTCGGACTCGAACCAACAAACCGAAGTGCGAGATTTTAAGTCTCGTGCGTTTACCATTTCGCCACGTGCCCTAAAATTCCCAATACTTTCGAAAAGTAAAAGTATCGGGAATTAGTTGGAGTGACGGGTGGGATTCGAACCCACGGTTTTACGGATTTGCAATCCGTTGCATTGGTCCGCTCTGCCACCGTCACATAATTATCGCGAATCTGACATTCGTGATAATTCTGGTGCAGTCACATCAGCATTCTTTGCTTCAGTCGCAGCAGCATTAGCAGTAGCAAGTGCTTCGTCTGCCGCTGGACCAGCAGCTTCTGCTGCCGATTGTGGTTCTGCAGCAGGAGAACATGCAGCAGTGAGTGCTACAACTGCGAGTGCCATAAAAGTCTTGATATTCATAATATTTTCCTTGGTTAAAAAAAGGTTGAGGGGCTAACCGTGATCCCTCGCGTGCTTATTAGGTAGCAACCCCTTATTGGTGGGTTCTGCTGGGTTCGAACCAGCGACCTACTGATTAAAAGTCAGTTGCTCTACCGACTGAGCTAAGAACCCGAAACTGGTAGACAAGGAGGGACTCGAACCCCCAACCAAACCGTTATGAGCGGTCGGCTCTAACCATTGAGCTACTCGTCTATAATTGGCGGAGAGGGTGGGATTCGAACCCACGGTACCTTGCAGTACGCTAGTTTTCAAGACTAGAGCAATCGACCACTCTGCCACCTCTCCTAAATTTCAAAGACCAATCGCAGTACGATATGTCTCAAGAATCATATCCTCTTCCTGTCGAATATGCGCTTCCTTCTTACGGAGGCGAATAATCTGGCGAGTTGCCTTGGTGTCGAAACCGTCACCCTTCAACTCGGAATAGACTTCCTTACGGTCTGCCTTCCTAGCATCAAGATCTGCTTCGATACGTTCGATGCGCTCAATGAAAAGGCGAAGTTTGTCAACTGCAATAATATCTGTCATAATAAACTTTCTTGTTAAAATGGATGCCCGATGGCGGCAACGTAACTTAGAAACCCAATATACGCTTTATTTAAGATAAAGTCAAGTCTTTTTTATGATTTATTTGTATGGGTCGTAATTTCTTCCCCAGAACCATCCACTCGGTAGACTGAAAGACCGTGGGTCAACCAGATGCGTCTTACCGCTTGGTTCAACACACCACCTTCGCACACGCATACTTTGCATAAGACTCATCTTGCGTCGAGTCTCGTATGAGTGTCTCCGATTATACATCGGATTGTTCTCACCACGACGAGTTCCCTTCATCGTCCTACTGATCTTTGACCGATGCTCATCTGACAATCCCTTGGCATTTGGGTTTTTATCACCCATCTTTGCCTCGGCAATTTTTTCCCTGCCTTCTGGAGTATGCCATTTATTGCGTTGACGAGTTACCTTGTCAACAACTTTAGAGATCTTTTGCTGTTTGGATGCAGTAGCGCGAATTAGTTCGATGTTGGTCGTTTGCAGAATCAATTCGCGAGGTTTTGGAACGATGGTTGGATCTTTTACGATCCACAGTTCCGTCTTATGTTGAAAGAGGTAGAACCTCATTTACAATGCCTTTATCAATCAATGTCAGATCATGCTCACGATCAATGTATTTAAACTCAACATGATTTGGGTCAAATTCCTGTAACGCCTGGAAGACATCCTTCGTATTCAGGGTTGAACACGTATAGACATCAAGTTGCATCAATGCAGGTTCGACTTCATCCCATACATGCATAGCAATGTGACTCGTTTCAATAATGGTAACTGCAGTCAACCCACGATTACCTTCCATATCCGAGTAGATCGCATATGGTCCCATCAGTATTTTCATACCAATTTTGGAAACCAGTGTTTTCATCCAATCCTGAATTGCTTCTGCGCACTTCGGCGGATTGTTTAATTGCGCTCTGATAATCAGATGCTTGTGTTCAAGAATTTTCCCCATAGTTGTCCCTTCCTAGGAGGTGTCGGAAAGATTTATTTATATGGGTTCCACCATATGCTGTTTATAAATTCTTCACCGAAACGCGAAACTGCGAAGTCATAGTTTTCACGCATAAATGGATACTTTTCATATAACTCATGTTTTTCATCATCACTAAATTCTGGATGTTTACCAAAACTCCAAACTTTACGAGAAAAATTCATTTCATCAGAGGATGTCCATATACGATCAATAATTTCTTTACCAAATCGAGAAACTGCATAATCATAATCTTCCTGCTTAAACGGATACAGTGTAAACAATTCTGTAATTTGACTCTCGTTTAAAACTGGGAAATCTTTTATCTTTACAGCATCCTTAGAAGAACTCGGCGGAATATAGTCTGGTAATTCTAAATATAAAAATAGGTTGGATATAGATTCATTCGTGAACATTGTTTCATAGAAATTTAAATGTAATTTCCCAAATACTTCAGTAACATTTTCTATTGTTTCTCTCCACGAAAGCAGACTCTCCTCAAATCCAGGTTTTCCTGAATTCAATATTTCTGTTACTGATTCTGGAATGACACCTGGAGTATTGTTTACCAATTGATTTATATACCAAGATTTAATTTCACCCATAGAATTGGTTTCTAAGAATTTTTTTGTTGACATCCTCATCATTGTATATGATATGACTTGTGAGATTGGATCCCTTAATGTCATGGTGGGTAGAACGTTTAAACCAACATTATCCGCATTCTGTTTAAACCAGCGGAGTTGTTCTTTTGTAGCGTTTTCATTTGATGGTGTAAGATCACCAGTTAACCGAATACCATCAACATTTACTAATTGTGCCATGTTCTCGAAGTATTTTGTTTTATCAAAACCTTCTGGTCCTGGAACTGGATTGAAATCTTGGAAGATGAAAATCTCTTTTTGTGGGAAATTACAATCAGTTCTTCTGCTTAATTCCCCATGCAACCACGTGCTGCCTGCTCTCGCGTTTCCGAAATACAGTAGAAAGTTTTTCATATGTGAATCTTAGTTCACCAAAGACTTTTTTGATCGTGACAACTTCTTAACCTCAGGTGCCTTCCATCCAGGAAGAAAGGATTCTAGAACAGTCGCCAGCGTGGGATACTTCTCAAGTAGTTTCTGATCCTTAACAAGATCGAGAAGTTCTGCCTCAGTTGTGACTACACCCTGACAGATCTGCATCCAAATTTCTTCACGACGCCATTGCGCAACCGCTGCAGCACTACCTTCTGGTAGTAGAGTTAGAATGCGACGGAATTCCTGTGTAATGGTAGTATCGCCCATATTTTCTGGGAGACCCTCATCCTTAAAAGGAGTCTTACCTTCTGGTAGATTCCATGGACCCTGCTCGTAACCAACACCCCACGCGACAAATCGCATAAGAATAGAGTTGCCGACTGAGATTGCACGAACACGTGTAGAGAGTTCTTCGGTTGTTTTCGCTTCAACTGCCCAGTCAAGAGCCTCGTTGATCTGCCTAAATTTCTTTGGTACTGTTGCCATTTTCAATTTTCTTTCGTAGATTTGTGGTACTAAAATCGTGTCGGCGAGAATTATAGTAGATTTCCATCTGCAGATCGCTGCCTGTAAAATTCTTACCGAAATATTCCTGCCCAATAATGCGAACATCCCAATCATATGACTTTAGTATGTTCAGAAGATCTTCTTCGGTCGTGTATGGAATAATCTGATCGACATACTTACAACCTTCCAACTGAACCCACCGTTCGAACACTGACTGGACAGGTTTGTTCTTCTCTGGTCGGTCGATTGTGGGATCAGTTTGCAGTGCTACGACTAAACGATCACACTGTTCCTTTGCTTCCTGCAACATGAGAACATGACCTGCATGAAACAGATCAAAACAACTTGCGGTAATACCTATACGATTAGAACTCATCAACCAACTCAATCAATTGTGTCATACGATTCGCGATAAAATAATTCAAAAGACCAGAGCGATCGCCCTGTTTCTGCATCTCATAGTTATCTATAATACTTTCCTTGATCTCCTCAGGAATGCGCGACAGATCAACCAGTTCGCGGTTGCGCTGGAAATTGCGCCACATTTCATCATTGGTGATGAAGTCTTCGGGTTTCTGAGTTTTCCAAAGTGCAAGAGCATCCTTACGAATAGGACGCTGACGATCACCATTGACGAAGGTATCATCGCCCGACAGAATATTGGGAACACCATCGCCCTTATCGCCCATGATAATATGCTCCATTAGAACTGCTTCAGGAGTTTCCGCCAACTTAATAAACTTCTTCTGAACAGGAGCATACTGCTTAACGTTGCTCCACTTCTGCAACTGATTAAAGTCATGGTCGCCTGACAGAACAAGAAAGGGTTCAGCGCTGGGTATGAGACCATCGGTATTCATGGTCTGACTATACTCGGCGAGAACTGCGATGACATCATCTGCCTCTGCACCATCAACATCGATTACAGCATATGGAAAGTGTTCAGCAAGTTCAGCACGAACAAGATGCAGTGCTTCGAAGATAGAGTTCCAATCGAAACCACTATCGGCACGAGACTTTTTACGGTTTGCCTTGTAGTTCGGGAAATACTGACGACGCCAATAGTGACGGTTGTCACATGCAATAACCATTTCACCGAACTCAGGACCAAACTTCTTTCGGTATGACCGAAGTGCATTAATAATCATGTGCCGAACTAGAGGAACATTTACCTCAACGTCTCGACGACCTCCCAAATTTACCATTAGACTACTGATCGCAGTCTGGTTATAATCTACAACAATCACGTTTCATTCCCATCATTTAACGTTGTATCAAGCGCATTACGAATATCAGTTAACATAAGTGTTTCCGGAGTATCCATCCCACGTTGACGCAAGAACATGCCGTATACCAAAACAGAAACCACTGCTGCATCAGCATAGAAACTTTCATGGTGTGTAATACCAAACTTCTCAGTGCACACCTTGGTAATTCCTGCCATAACTGCTTTACCAGCACGTTCGGCATCTTGGTACGAACTATACTCATCAATCCCCTCTAGAAAGTACGAGAGAGATTCCTTGTCTGGATTTGGGTCTTCTGCTTTTTTCTTCGGATTAAGAAAAGTCACATTATCATTATCACTCATTAAAACACTTTCAAAATCAGAGTCGTAGGGGTAAGTCGTGCACGCACAGGAGCAGACTTACTTTTAACTGAAGAATACCATTTTGTCAAGCCATTTTTCGTAAGACCAGTAAATTCTTTTACTTGCGTCTCTGGTTTACGAAGCAACTTACAACTGGACATTGATTCTTCATATCCTACAAGTGATGCACCCTTAACAGTGATGCCCCCACCAACTGGACTGTAGTACTTATTCAACTTACGAGTCTTAGTATCGAACGTCCAAATTTCACTACAGTTTAACAGATTAATGGGATCGATGCTGGTAATTCCAAGAGTAGGATCTTCGGGTTGGAACTTGATGTTCCTGACCAGTTTGGTCATATCCTTTGGTTTCTTCTTACGAACCTTAGCAACCTGCTTGCTGACATAAGACTTCTTGAGTGAAGTAATGTAAGATTCGAGCAACTTGATGATGCTTTTGATTTTCGTCATACCTGTTAGGTGCGCATAACCTTCAAGCAACTGCAACTGCATGTCAGTCAGTTGACCCTTGGGCAAACGACGAACCTCAACCAATTCAGCAAACTCTGCAAGAATTGGTTCAATCTTTTCAACACACTCAAGATAGTGCTTATCTGCCATACGATATGGCATGAGGATCTGAGGAATGTTCTTTACATCTTCGCCGATAAGAAGATTCTCGATCTCATCATTGACATGAGAAGCGATATAGATGCTGGCGATTAGAGGTTTCTTGACAACCTTTTCGATGGGTGTTGCTGCAACAGCAACATCTTCATCATCGAGTTTGATGCGCTTGTTGACAGTTTCTTCTACCTTATCCCAGATACGAGACTTATCCCGTTCACTGAGAGGGAACCCACGCATAGCAATACGAGCAGAATTAGCATAAGTCCGAGGAAGCAATTTGTCAGGAATTTTACTGAGAGTCTTCAGTTTATCCTTATCTTCCTTGAACCAGTCAAAGAGAAAGGCACGACAATCTTTCTGGTCAACAATAAAGTTATACCAATTCAATGCATTACCATATTCTGACTGATAGTTCGTGGGTTCATACTCTGTAGACCAGATTGGTTCTACACCCATCATCTTAGAATCAGCAATAGGAACTTTCAGTTTATACATCTGGTCACCTCATTCAATTTATAAATTACTATACCCCGTTTCCGTGGAAAAGTCAAGCTATAAATTTCACATTCGTAATTGAGTCATACCTGAACGAACGCCATCCTGCGTTTTCGGTATCCCAGACAGGCAGAGCATCAGGGTTCGATACCTTACCTTCAGCGGCACTAGTAGTTTTCTTTGGCAATACAGTTTCCTGCAGAGTGCATCGAATAACTCGAACATCCCCATTGCGTTTTGTGAACGTCACTTCAGCGTCCATCTTCTT